ACAAACAGATTTTCAAATGACACACAGATTATACAGAGCAAATATGCGACATATAAGACTTATGCTAGACGAGTTAGAGCCAAAGGCAAAATGGACTAACAATATGAATGGCACTTTTACTTGTAGCAGATGTGGGGCAAAAAGACCGAATGACAACTACTGTGGAAACTGTGGGGCAATAATGCGAGAGCCAAAGGAGAAAGAAGTATGACACTACACCAACCGTTTTATGAATTAGACAAACAAAACACAACCGAACTTATAACGTTTTATTTAATAGTTTTAGTGATAGTTATATTTTTATTTTTGTTGGTTAGGAGGTTAAGCAGATGATACCGTTAGCAATAGCAATAGGAATTGTGGAAGATAAGATTGCGAATGATTTAACATCAAAGGACACAAAGGCGAGAGAGTGTTTGGAAGATGTGAAGGCGAAGATGCTGAAACACAAAATGCGAACTAGAGTTGTTTTTGATTTTAAAGATAGCGACACATTCAAAGAGTATGTTGTAAGTGAAGTGCAAATTGAGAATGGTTTTGTAATGACAAGAATACGAGAAACAAAAACATACTACAACACAGATTTAATTAACAGAGTGGAAGTGGTAAACGAAACTGACACCGAAGATGATTATGTTGAAGGCACTATAAGGGGGTTGAAAGACTTATGATATACAAAATAATCGTGGTAACAATGCTAATACTAATCTGGTATGAGATTTACAAGAAGGAGAAATAGATCAATGGAATACCCAAACCCAAACTGTCCTACTTGCGTTCAAAGACAAGTTGGATGCGCATTTTATTCAATGGGGAAATGCACAATACTAAATGACACTAGATTTAAAAGACCATGCCCCTTTAAGAAAACAAGAGAACAGATACTCGAAGAACGAAAAAAATGGAGTCGAATATAGACTCCTTTTTTGTTGCCCCAAAACTACTCGGTGTGTGGTTGAATAAAGGCGAAAATGTAAAGAAGTGTTTGGGGCTTTAGCCCGAATGAAGCCCCAATGAAAAGGACTGATGATGTGGCAAATCCTAATGGTAATCCACAAAACCTAATACCGAATAGTGAGAGAACATCCGAGCAACTCAAAGCAATGGGTAGCAAGGGTGGTATTAAGTCTGCCGAGAAAAGAGCAAACAGAATAAAGGTCAACGAAATGATAATGGCTCTAATGACTGGAGATATGCCAACGGATGATGAGAGATACGGATTCCTTGAACAAGCACTCGGTCATAAACCAACAGTAGCAGACAGAGTATATTTCAACACACTACTCGATAATAGGTCAGTAGATGCTTTAAGAGAAATGGATGCAAGAGTAGGAGAGCCAGAAGAACAACAAGGACAAGACTATGAACTACCTTCTTCCTTCGTTGACAGCCAATACTCATACATTGACAAACACATAGAGCCTAACAAGTCTTATATCTTTGTCGGTGGTAGGGGTAGCCTAAAGAGTACATACATCTCTGGGAAGATAATTGAATTGATAAAGCAAAACCCTATGCTAAATGCTTGTGCAATAAGACAATATCAAACAACACTTAAAGACTCGGTATATGCACAGTTTGAAAAGACCATTGGAATACTAGGACTAAATGATGAGTTTGAGTTTACCAAACAGCCAATGGAAATCACATACAAGAAAACTGGACAAAAAATTTACTTTAGGGGTGCAGACAAGCCAGAGAAGTTAAAAGGTATTACTTGCAAGGTTGGCTATATCGGCATTTTGTGGAAAGAAGAGAAAGACCAATTTCGTGGCGCAGAAGCAGAACGAAGTATAGGACAGTCACTCGCAAGGGGTGGAAGTTATATATACGATTTTAGTTCATTCAACCCACCTATCTCAACAACCCATTGGTGCAACCAACAAGTCGCACTAGCAGATGATGACATAGTAGTACACCACAGTTGTTACAAAGACATTGACTGTCCAGAGTGGTTGGGCGAAAAGTTCTTCAAGGACGCTGAAAGACTAAAGCAAACAAACGAAAAAGCATACCTTCACGAATACGAAGGCATACCAGTAGGCAACGGAGATAATGTTTTTGAGAATGTAAATGTTAGAGAAATAACAGAAGAAGAACTTAACACATTTGACTATATATACATGGGGATTGACTGGGGATTCTACCCAGACCCATTTAGGTGGGTAAAGGTTGGGTACAGAGATGAAACAGTTTACATCCTTGACGAGTATTCAGCCAATAAGACATCCAACCAAGAAGTATGGGATGACTTGGTTGAACAAAAAGGTGTAACTAATACCGACTACATAACAGCCGATAGTAGTGAGCCAAAGTCAGTAAATGATTTAAGGAGTTATGGTGCTAACATCCGTTCAGCAATAAAAGGACAAGGAAGTGTACACGAAGGCATAAAGTGGTTGCAGACAAGAAAAGAGATAGTGATTAACTCCAAGTGCAAACATACAGCAAAAGAGTTTATCAATTACGAATACGAGAAAACAAAAGATGGAGAGCCAATATCGGCATACCCAGATAAAGACAACCACAGTATAGATGCTACAAGATACGCACTAGAGCGAGTTTGGAGAAAAAGGGGAAACTAAATGTTTGACAAGATTAAAACAAAGTTAGCAAGTTCAAAGTTTGATTTGCAAAAAGAAAATTCTAACACAATGACATCAGCCATTAACGAATGGTTGTCAATGTACAAAGGACAAGCAAGTTGGATTAGCCAAACAGACGGAATATTCAGTTGTGGAATTGAACAGACTTTAACAAGGGCAATTAGAAACAAAATATTAAGTGAAGCAGTAATCGAAGTAGAAGGCGAAGGCGAAAAGGCAGATGTAATAAGAGATGCGTTCGATAGGCTAAAGAAAAACATTAACACCGAACTAGAGTTAGCATTGGCTGTCGGTGGATTTATTCTAAAGCCATATATGGATGGCGAACGATTAGGCGTTGAGTTCGTACTACAAGGCGAGTTTATACCATACGGCTTTGATGATGACGGAAATTTAATTGATGTTGGGTTTGTGTCGCAGATCAAGAAAGCAAACGAAGTCTACACCAAAATAGAACGCCACTTCATTGATGATAACATATACACAATTACATCAAGAGCCTTTAACGAAAGGGGCGAAGTGCCTTTAACATCAGTAAGTGAATGGGCTGACATCACACCAGTTGTAAGACTTATGACTTCGGTGTGTTTGTTTGGTTATTATAGAGTGCCTTTGGCTAACACAATAGACATTAACTCTCCACTCGGAATATCAATATACGAGCCTTCGAAAACACTAATTCAATTAGCCGATAAGCAGTTGAGTAGGTTGGACTGGGAATATAATGGTGGACAGATGGCTGTTGATGTTGACGAATTGGCTGTTAGTACATCAAACCTAAAGTTTAACAAACTGGATGAGTGCCAACAAAGACTATATCGTGGTATTGATTTAACAGATGACAAGTTGTATGAAGTGTTCGCACCATCACTCCGAGATGCTAACTATCGTACTGGTTTGAACGAATACTACAAGGCTATCGAAGATAAAACTGGTGTTAGTAGGGGTACATTATCGGATGTACAAGAACAACCAAAAACAGCAACCGAAGTGGTAAGTAGTAAACAAAGAGAATACATAACGATTAGTGAAAACCAATACCAACTAGAGTTATGTTTGTATGCGTTGTTTGATGCAATGGTTGTATATGCGAACATGCAAGGACTAATAGGGGATTGCTCTTTGATGATAGATTGGGGGGATTCTGTTTTAGTTGATAAGACAGCCGAACTCCAAGAGAAAATACAACTAATGCAAAACGGAATACTAACCGAAGCAGAAGTAAGAGCCTTTTATTTAGGCATTGAAGTAGAAGAAGCCGAAGCACAGTTAGGACAAGACACACTAGAAGGCTTGTTAGGTGGATTAGATGACGGACAAGGAACTGGAGAAGATAACCAACCAAATACTGTTTAGATTTCAAAAAGCCAACGAAACCTATATTGACTTAATGACTAAACATATTCTCGAAAACGGGAAACTGTCAGCAAGTGACATTAACAGAATAGACCAGTATAGGCAAATGGGGGCAAATATTGACGAAATCGAAGGTTTACTTGCAGATGCCACAAATAAGTCGGTAAAAGACATTGAGCGAATGTATGTGTCAAAAATGGATGATGTGTACAAAGGACAAAGTAAGTATTACAAGGCAAAGGGCATTGAACAAGTACCAATACTAAAAAACAGACGAGCCGTTAATCTCGCTAGAACAGTAGTTAAGAGAACTGGCGAAACACTAAAGAATATCAGTAGGACAACTTCTATTTACCCACAATACAAAGCAATAGTTGATGAAAGCATATTGTTGGTAAGTCAAGGTGTGGACAACTACGAGCGAGTGATCCGTACAAAACTAAACCAAGCACAACAAAAAGGACTATTCATTAAAGAACGAAAAAAAGGTGGAAGAAGTTATAGGGGTTTAACTCAACGATACCAATGGAAAACAAGAAAGACTCCAAGTGGTATGGAGTACGAAGGTTATTTAGACAGACGATTAGATTCGGCCATACGAATGAACATAACCGAAGGCATTAAACAAGTAGAGCAAGGAATGTTAGACATTACTGGCGAAGAGTTTGGGGCAGATGGTTATGAGATAGATGCACATGGACTTTGTGGACTAGACCATTTAGACATACAAGGCAGACAGTTTACGGCTGAAGAATACCAAGCCGAAGTAATCGAGCCAAGTGAGAGTGGAGATATAAGACCTATTGGCGAATTGAATTGTACTCACACAGTTTACCCAATACTTTTAG